ATGCGTATTGAAATCTGCATAGCCAAAGAAAAAATGACTAAAATGCCAACCGGTGCTGTGGATGCGTTAAAGGAAGAATTAACCCGACGCATCAGTAAACGTTATGACGATGTAGAGGTGATCGTAAAAGCCACCAGCAACGATGGCCTTTCTGTTACACGCACCGCAGATAAGGATTCTGCAAAAACTTTTGTTCAGGAGACTCTGAAAGATACCTGGGAATCTGCTGACGAGTGGTTTGTTCACTAATTAACACGTAAAATCGGTAACGGCTGGAAATCATTCAATACTCGCACTATCGAAAGTTCGCCAGCCAGCCGCAGCACGTTCTTGCATACGACGTGGCTGCGGCTTCCAACATTAGACAAATAACTCTTTAAATTGCTTTTAAATTATTTCGTTTGAATGCCAGTAACAGGAAATCGTTTATATAGGGTTGATAGCCCAACGTTATAGATACGTGCAACATAACGCCGTGATTTCCCTGCCGCTATGAGCGCTCCCATCTGTTGCCACTGCTCGTCGCTAAACTTCGGTCTACGCCCACCAATCCGGCCTTTGGATCTGGCAATAGCCAAACCAGCTAAAGTTCGCTCGCTATTCAAATCAGATTCATACTGCGCAGCAGAAAGAATATTACGGAAATTATAGCGACCACTTGCTGTTTTCAGGTCTACGCCATCTGTAATACTCCGAAAATTAACACCTTTTTCGTGCAGATTTTGAAACATCAATAGCGCATGCAGCACATTTCTCCCTATCCGATCTAACTTCCAGACAATCAACTCATCTCCACTTTTCATCACCGTAATTAATTCCTTTAACACAGGGCGATTAGCTGTTCTGCCACTGGCATATTCTTCATAAATTCGCTCACAGCCAGCTGACTCAAGTGCAAGACGTTGCAACTCTGTATCCTGATGATTTGTTGATACACGAACATACCCGTAAATCATGAGTGCTTCTCCTGTTGTAAAAACAGGAGAAGAGGCGAAATATCACCTGATTCAGAAAAATATTTGAAAGGTTGGTTTGGGAGAAGCGGCAAAACGGGATGTGGGGACAGGGGAAAATCAGATACCGGACATGGCCTCTTTTGCCAGTGGTGATGGATGGATGAAATTACCCAACGGGAAAATCCTGCAATATGGTCGTGGTGCGGTTACGCCGACATTATCGACGCAAACAATGAGAATTACATTCAGCATCCCTTTCCCCAAAAAAGCGGACTGCGCCATGCTTACTCATTCTGGTGATGGCGGTGCGCCTTTAGGCGCTGGGCGAGGGTTCGTGATGACTGCAGAAGGCCCAACGTTAACCGGCTTTAATTCTGCTTACAGAACGTCATCAACCAGCGACACGGTATCGATGAATTACAGTTGGTGGGCTGTTGGTGAGTAATTTTATTCAGGGTGATTTATATGAACGAATATGTTTATAGCGCAAGGCATAATGCTTTTTTCCCTGTGGATATGATTGATAAATATAAATCAGAGGGATGGGATTTATCAGATGCTAAGGAAGTGAATCAAAATATTATCAGTGAGTTTATGGCTGAACCGCCACAAGGAAAAATCCGTATTGCCGGAAATGATGGGCTGCCTGCGTGGGCAGATATTCCTCCACCCACGCATGAAGAGCTTATTGAAATTACTGAATCAGAAAGACAGCTATTAATTAACCAGGCCAACGAATACATGAACAGTAAACAATGGCCCGGTAAGGCCGCTATTGGTCGTCTGAAAGGTGACGAACTGGCGCAATATAATTTGTGGCTGGATTATCTGGACGCACTGGAGCTGGTCGATACTTCCGGTGCGCCAGATATTGAATGGCCTACGCCTCCGGCAGTTCAGGCCAGATGACATCCGGCGCGGTGCTGGTATCTGTTGCCGTCACCGCGTCAATGTAATCCAGCACAGCGTTAAGGCGGGTTGTTTCTGCCTGCGTCAGTTTACGTCCGGCCTGCAATTTCAGCTGAATCAGACTGATGGAAGCCATTGCTGCATCAATCAGTGACTGGCGCTGTGCTTCTGCCGCGTCTACTGCGGCACTATGCTGTGCCGCAGTATCCGTCACCCATTTCTCACCATCCCATTTATCATATGGCGTTAACGGGGCGATAGTGGTTGTATTTTCAGGGTAATCACCCGGAGCTGTGATTTCTTTCGATTCTCCTGTTTCGGTGCTAAAAACGATTTCACCGCGATGGTCTGGCATATATTCCCATGATTTTAAATCTGCTGAACGGCAGATAGTATAACCAGCCTTATATATACCAGGAGCATCTAAACAGGAATACGCCGGAATACCGACACCCACAACAAGATATTCGGTTGATGTGGAAAGATATTCCTTCGTCTCAGCATCAAAATTATAAACGGTAATGTTTCCTGCCTTTGTAGTAATGAGTTCGCTATTTAATACGGCTTTATTCATCAGGCTGCCCTCACGATATAGTTAAATGCGACGTTGCGCGGCCGGGTTTCAGAACCACCAACCGATACCGTAGAAATTGAATTTGCCGTAATAAGTTCCCCGAAAGCATCAGCCGTAACTACGAACCGACCTCCCGTTGGATCAAAACCTGTTAGCGCATAGTACTTGTCAAACCAGTGCCCATGAGAAGCAAATAAATGGTCTTGAGATGTCAACAAACCACGAGAGGAATCCACCCCGCGCCCATCATCCCATCCACGAATAAATTCACCGCGTAAATCAGGCAATTTATTTGTCGGGTAAGCCTTTGCCAGTTCCGGGTATTCTTCAGCAGAAAAAGCCGCACCATTGCATTTCAGCCAGCCTGTTGGCGGAGTGGCTGAAGGCCACGGAACAGGCACCCCAACAGGTAATGCTGAGCCTTCTCCCAAACCAAGGTTTTCGAGAGCCGTTTTCACCGTGCCATCCGATTTGATATCACCAAACGGATTCTTGCGGCTTAACAGCAGCGCACGAAGCGCGGTAAGCAGCTGGTCGTGCCGCGCCTTCTCCAGGCTGGCACCGGATGCCTCCACAACGCTGCAAAGCTCCTCCTGCAACATGTCAAAGTAGTCATCATCCAGATCGGTGGCAGGTGTGCCGGTCTGGGGGTTACCACGGGTAAAACCGTTCTTACCCGCGCCGAACTTATCCTTCTGCGCGGTTTTCGTGTCTATACGATGCATGGATTACTCCGGATATTTAAAAATTACGTAGGTATGCGAAGGGCAGAGTTTGTTAAGCACGCACTCGACAACGGTGTCGCCCCAGATACGCAGTGCGGAATCACAGGGATCGCCACATGTCATCCAGGTGGTGTTGGTGGCGGCTGGCATGTTGACCTGCCAGTAATACCGCCATTCCGGCGCATTCACTGCGTCAGTACAGGCCGATGAGCAGGTGAACGTGCTTTTATCGTATCGCGTGATAGTGGCGTCTGGTCTGCCCAGGGCAGCAAGCTGTGCAAGATAAAAATCCTCATTGATGCCGCCCGCCAGATTAACCTTCGCATCCAGCCGTTGCTGACGCTGGCGAAGGGTCTGTGTCCCTGCGGGAATACATTCATCCGGCAGACCGCACAGACGCTCCCAGCGGTTTATCAGTTCAGTGGTGGTGCGCGGATCCAGCTCCCGCATCAGGGCATCCGCACGCTGATGAACGCGGGTTAATGACGGTGCCGCACCGGCAATCGCCGGATCGCTGACTGACCACGCCGGACCGGGCGGCAACAGTGCCGACAACAGACGGATATAATCATCGTTTGTCACGTCCATGAAATCGTCCCCAGAACCGCCAGCTCATTTTTTGCAATGGAGATATTGTCCGCCGGGGCAAGCAACTGATGGCTGTATTCCCCGTTCGCACCGGAAATCGCTTCACTGATACGTGACACCTTCAGTTCTCCCTGCGGATAACCATCACGCAGCAGGAACGAACGCAACTCGGCGGTGATGGCAGCCCGTATTTCCGGTGTGTCCGGCGTCACGCGGATATGAAAATCCACTTTATGCGCCACCGGCCTGAATACATACAAATCAGAGCCTGCCACCGGGGCCAGTGGCTCGATATGTTGTCTTGCCGCCGTTTCCGTTGACTCTTCCGGAATGGGATTAATCAGGTCACTGCTGGCAATCATCACACCGACAGTCCCCGTTCCCATCCAGTGTCGGTATGTCCATGCGCGGGTAATGCCGGGCACTTCTTTAGCCCAGACGACATAGTCCCCGTCAGCCCCGCCCTGAGGCGTCCAGTAATACCGCTCAATGACGCGGGCGCGCCACGTTTCCAGCTCTTCAGTATCAAATCCGCCTGTCAGGGTGTCAGCCACACCGGAAGACGGCAGACCATTCACCGGCGTGACCAGGATTAATGCCGTACCGTCGTCAGCGTTACCGACCGCGCCTGTAGTTGAGCAAGTGATCGGCACACGCAGGACACCACCAGTGCTGATTGCATCGGCAGTTGCCGTGTACTGAACCAGGTCATCGCGCTGAATAACACTCCCGGCGGTCACCTTCAGGCCATCGCTGACACCTTCCCAGCGCATATACCCGCTGGCAGCCGTGGCCCCCTTGCGCGGACACCGTTTCATCGCAGCATGTCGCGCCAGCCAGGACTCATCGCACAGGTCAGGCAGCATGTTCATTGCCAGATAATCGATGTAACCGTAAACCGTATGCAGCGCCGCCGCATACACCTTTGCCCGCACGTCTTCATCCATGCGCCGGAGCGTGTCGCTGACGTCCAGCCTGGCGAATAAATCGTTACGGAGCATACTGATATTTTCTGCCAGCGTCGGACGCTGAAATTCACTGTCCGCCATGCGTTATCGCACTCCACAGATCATCAAAAGAAATCATTACCGGTCCGTCACGACGCCAGAGAGTGATACTGTTACCCAGTTCATTAATCCCGGTGCGGCGGATATCCAGATCAATACGGGACACCACGCCGTCATCAATCATCCATTGCAGGCATTCGCGGATATACCCCCTTACCGTCTGCACCAGCTGATTGGTCAGTTTGCTGCGCTGAAGCAGCCACAGTCGGGAGCCGTAACGGTCATTCTGTACCGCAGGCCAGGTATCCCCCCACCATCCCATCGGGACGTCGGCGTTGTCATCAGGCTCCGCCCGCCGCCAGGTAAACAGGGAAATCACCACGGCGCGGGTCAGCGGATCCAGTTGTGCGCTGGCGCAGGTGCGTTTACCGTTCACCGTCAGCCACAGTTCCATCATGCCTCCATCGCTTTATCAGGTTTGTCGGTGTTACTGCCCTGACCGTTCTCTCTGTGACGATGCCCGTTATAGGCAAGCCGCATCGCTGACATGGTGGTGCCGGTGGAGTCGCACAGGTCTTTCACCTGTCCGGTCACTTCCAGGTCCATTTCAAAACGTGCCTTAGGCGCATTGCGAAACGTGATCGTTTTACCTGCACCGTCCACCACGATCCCCTCCCGGGCCAGCGTCACGGACTGCCCCTGATCGTCATAGACAGCCACCTCACCCGTCTGCAGCCCTTTCAGGCGGTAGCGCCGGTCCGACACCGTAACAACCACCGCATGAGAACGGTCGCCATCCGGAAACAACACCACCGCTTCCGCACCGCTGTTTGCCCTTGCGGTAAAACCGTAGGGTTCAAGATGTTCAACCCCGGCTTTGGGTTCACCGGCAATCAGGGACACATCCACGGTCTGACATTTCGTGGCGGCACTGATGCTTTTCACCACTGCCCGCCCAATCAGGCCGAGGAGTTGTCGCTGCATGGCTTCAATCGTCCTCATCAGAACGGGTCCTCCTGTACTCTGGCTTTTTTCTTTTTCCGCGCGCCGGGGGCTTCGGGTTCAGGCAGATAAGCATCAGACGGGCCGACACGGATTTCCGTCATGGTGCCGTTCTGGTCCTGAGTGAACGTGACTTCCGAGACAAGCAGTTCGGTATTGTCGAAACCACAGACCGGATCGAAGACAATCACCCGCTGGTTGGGCTGCCACAGCGTACCGTTACCCTGTCGCCAGCCCTGCACCACATAGGTGGTTTCATCCGTCCGCGCCGCCCGTTGTCGGGCTTCAAAGTCAGCTCGCGCAATACAGCCTGCCCCCGTGGCCTGCCCTGTCTGCCTGATATACATCGGACGGTAACGGGCAATAAATGCGTCCTCTGTGCGGGCCCGCAGCGCGGTGGTGGTGGCCTCACCGAAATCATCGTCGTTTCCGGCACGCTGCCCCGCCACCTGGTAAACAGAAAATCGCTCCCGGATACTCTTCTCCGTATCGCAGGAAAGGATGTTTTCCCCGAGTACCAGCGCGGTATGTGCCCGCGTTGAGCCAATACCGCCAATCACCAGCCTGCCGTGCGGGTCGTCATAAGCCAGCGCCTGCTGCTGACCGAGTATTTTGTTAATCACCTCGATCACCGTTTCACCGTGATCAGGCTGGACATCAGGAATAACACCCGACGGCGCACCGCTGTTCACCACCTCAATGCCGAAGGGCGCAGCAAGCGCCTGCGCAATCTGTACCAGTGATCGTCCGTTAAACTGTGTCGGTTCGGCTGCACAATCAATCAGGTCAGCGGTCAGACTGCGTCCGGCAATACCGGTGCTGACCGAACGGGCATCGTAACGAACGGGCGTCGCCTCCACCCAGCCGGTGATCACCAGCTCATCACCAATCAGCACCTCCACTTTTGAACCGTTTTTAATGCGCGGCTGAAGCGTGGTAATACCCTCATCACCCGGCCACTGGCGGGTGATCTCCACACTGAAATCCCGCGCCAGCCGTTCAATACCGGCACCGATGCGCACCGATGTCCAGCCATTCCACTCCCGGCCATTTACCCGTAGCGTGACGTTATCGTTCATTGCACTGGCACCTTCAGAGGGATCACCGGCACAAAGCCGGGATGCGTAATGGCATTACGCCGGATAATGTCCGCGTCACGCGCCGCGTTATCAAACCAGGTCGCCGCCAGCACCAGCGCGGGTAAAACCTCATCCGGTGTGCGCTGAATGATCCGTGCAGACTGTTCAAGGCGCGTGTTGATATCCGCATTCAGATCTGCTTTCACCCGGCGCAGCGCCAGAAACAGCGCATCGCTGGTTGTACGGGACAACTCCTTATCAATTGCCGTATTCAGTGTGTCGCGAATGTCAGTCAGTTCTTCCCACGTCGGCAGGTCAACCGTGTTTTTCACCGCCGGTGCATTGTTCAGTGCCGGATGCGTGACGGAAGGCCAGCCAGTGCTCTGCGCGGGTGTTGTTGCCTGCCCCACTGTGGCATTCTGCATCACCGCGGAAGTTGTTGGCGCAGGCAATCGGGTGACGGCATACGCCGCTTCGCTGATTGCGGTCGTACGAAGGGTGCTGGCAACCACGTTACGCTGCTGCGTCGCCGTGGCGGTGGTTTTACTGTCCGTTTTCCAGACGCCGCGCGGTTGCAGATCGCTGCCGAGGCTGACACCGGAAAGCGTTTTGATCATGGTGACCAGGTCGCTGGCGTTACCATAAAGGCGTTTCCCGGTACGCCACATTTTCTGCACCTGCTCAACGAAATTTTTGCCTGACGATGGCGGCGGCAGAAGTACCGAGATATCCCCCTGCAACAGCCTGGCGGCGTCCGATACGGCAGAATCCACCACTTTCATCGCATCAGAAACATACCCCAGCATTATGCTGGCATTACCGATAACGTCGTTCTGCACGAAATCCGCCACACCATCGATACTGAAACCGCTGAAGCTGTCACTGATGCAGTTATCCAGTGCAGAACAGGATGACATCAGCGTCTGCGCCGTCGCCGCACCTGATGTGGGGTAAGAGAGTTCTCCTGCTTCGACAAACTTCAGGTCAAAGCGGACAATACGCCCTTCACTTTTCGATGTGCTGACCCGAACTTCCCCGTCAACACAGACTTTCAGCTCACCGTATGTCGGATGGACAAGCGTGCCGGGACCGGGTTTATTCAGCGCGTCAATCAGGCGATCGCGCTGGTCAAAGCAGTCATCTCCCACCACATAAGCCGTGATGGACGGGCGAAAAGTGATTTTCCCCAGGTCTTCGGTATAGGGTTTGTCGCGGTTCGGGTATTCATGTGTTTCCACACGGCGACCGGTTCCCGCACTTTCTTCTTCAACCTTAAACGGCACGCCGCGAAATGACGCGTCCTGAAGTCTGTCACGCCAGCCTGAAGACGACGAAAGTAATGAAGGTCGGGTGGGAAATGAGGATAAATCCATAGACTGACCTCAAAAAGGACTGCGTTATCGTGGAAAACGAAAAGGGGAATACCCCACATCGTGCGTGATTTTCATCAGGGGATCGGCTTTGCCCGGTACATCAATTATCTTCATACCTGGCGGAGCATTCTCGAACGTGACTTTCAGCTCGCTGTGCTGTGTCATGGAAGAAGATGGATTCAACAGCGGAACATTGGGTTTGTACTGACTCAGGCTGGCCTGATACTGCTCGTACTCTTTACGATCAAAAAAAGGCGTCCAGTCTGAAGCCAGAAACAGCCCTTTATTATCCAGCCAGTTAACCGTATCTTCAGGAACAACACTTTCCAGAGTATCTTTAACCGGCTCATACATCAGGGTTCCCAGAAAACCATATACCCCGGCCTTCCCGATAAAGCCGCGGCCTTTCCCCATCAATCCCGTTTCTGCCGATACCTTCCCCAGCGTACGCATCTCTCTGGTCACTGCGGTAATGGATTTGGTAACGTCAGCAACCCATTTGGTTGCCATAAACAGGGCAATCGCTTTCAGAACAGTTTCCCATCCCCCCATCGCCTGCGCCGTTTCATCCACCACGTGCCAGACTTTTTTTATGACAGGACCTACGGTTTCCCAGTTATCAATAATGAGGTAAGCGCCACCAACCAGAAGAGCAATCAGCCCCTTAGCAGGCGTCATATTCATCACACCGCCGAGAACTTTCATAATTCTGGACAAAGAGCCTGCAGCGGCTCCCACCGTCAGTAAGGCCAGACCGATTTTAGCAATGGTCTTAACGAGCTCCGGGTTTTCACGGACAAACGTTCTCACTTCCTCAAGGAGCGGTTTTACCGCTTCAAGACCATCATTAACCTCAGGAAGAAACGTTTCCCCCAGCGTGGAAGAAATGGCATCAAGTTGATTTTGCAGAAGTAAAAGCTGGTTTTCCGTCGTCGCTGCCCTCGAAGCATATTCCTTCTGCATCGAACTGCCATACTGCTGGGAATCCGCAACCCGCCTGAAGTTGGTACGCAACAAATCAAGGTTAGTCAGCAGAGGTGCTATCGCGCCCAGAGACTCTTTCCCGAACAGGGCATTCAGCACAGCTGCCTGTTTTTCTTTGGGCACTTTAGCCATCGCATCCAGTACAGACAGCATGGTTCCCCGGGCATCTTTCTGCATATCAGCAGCTAATTTCTTCGGATTGATCCGCAGAAAACGTAATGCCTGTTTCTGCGATTTTGTCGCGGAATTTCCCGCGGTCAGGGAAAGCATGAAGTTCTTGATCCCTGTGGCGGCAATTTCTGACTCCACGCCCATCCCGGCAATGGTTGCCCCCATTGCCGCGATTTCGCCGGAAGCCACACCTGCAACACCACCTAAAGGACCAATACGCGTAACAATATCGGAGATTTTCTTCGCATTCGCCGGGCCGGTATTACCAAGGTAGTTGATTTTGTCAGCCAGCCCGGCCACTTCATCCTGCGTCATATTAAACGCAGTACGCCACTGGGCCATCATCTGCCCGGACTCTTCAGCCGTGGTATCAAAGGCCACGCCCATCTTCACCGCATCAGTGGCAAACTGCATCAGTTCATCACGTGCAATCCCGGCCTGACCGCCAGCCGCCACAATTTCCGCGATCCCGTCTGCAGACATGGGAAGCTCAGTAGACAAAGCGCGTACCTGCTCCGTCATGGCCTTAAACGCATCCGGCGTATCCAGACCGTCTACCACTTTGCGGACATCAGCCATCTTCGATTCAAGGGTGATGGCTGATTTTACAGGGAGTGCCAGTGCCCCCATTATTGCAGTACCCGCCCCGGCAGCGCCCAGAGCAAGGCTGGAGACTTCTTTCTGAAACCCCTTAAGCTGACGCTGCATACCTTTAAGCGGGCCGGACAGCCTGTCAACGGCGGTGATGATGGCTTTCAGCTGAAAATTATCAGCCATGCTTCATCTCCTCATTTATACGGACGGCCTCTGCCTCCAGATCAGCAAAGTGGGAAATAGCCGTCCGGCGAAGTTCAAGGGGGTTTAATTTCCAGAACCACGCGACATTGTAGAATCGCTTCCGGAGGTCTCTTCCGTCTCCAAGCCGGTAAAAAAACGCATTACAATCATGCCTGCCTTGAAAATATCCAGCTTCGTCATCTGCGCTGCAGACGAGCGCGGGATCCCGGCCAGAAGCGGGATATATTTCAGCGCTACCTGACTGTCCATTTTCATACCACCATCAGGTGAAACAGAGAAAGGGAACCCCAGCGCCTCAATCTCGTCATACGTAGGCTCACGTATTTCCAGCACATGCAGTGTTTCTTTGTGGGCGATGATCGGTTTTTTAAGTACAAGCTCAATCACTGGTAATCCCCTTCTTCACCGTGGAACTCAAGATCAACCGTGCCTTCTTCGGCATTATGGTTCGCTTCGCCGTGCAGCCAGGCAGACGACAGTACATAGACCTGACCGTTCGCCAGCTCGGCAGTGATGGTCATCTCATCAGACGAGGTGATTTTGCTCACAGGAAAATTCTTCGGCACCTTGAAGGTCCCTTTGACATAAGGCGCACGGTGAGTTTCCTTGCGGTCCACTGAACCGTCCAGGCCGATGATGTCATCATTGACCGTCCTGTTCATGGGCACCTCAATGCCGCCGGTCAGCGATAGCTGCTGACCGTCAATTTTGAAATAACAGGTTCCCCCGATACGGGCCATTATGCAGACTCCTCTGAATACTGAAGACGGAACTGGTTAACCACGGCAAAGACACGCAACTGGTTAACATAGTCAGGCGGGAACAGCGTGTTCAGGCGGTTCGGATCGCTGGCATCACGCTCCACAACCAGGTACTGCTT